TCCTCTATGCAACTTCTTCTCCGTACCATTTGTATGATATTTCTACGTCACACTTCATTGGTACGTCTATTATTTGTTGTGCTGCTGATACCATCACTTGCTGAACTCGTTTTGCTACTGCGTGTCTATTTTCATAAGGACACATTCCGATAACTTCATCATGCACCGTAATAATTAATTTATAACCTAACGATTTTAACTCCTCGTCTCTGTGTAGTTGATTCATGGCATGTTTAGTAATATCGGCACTTGACCCTTGAATTACACTATTAACACATTGTCTTTCTGCGTCTGCAATTTTACCGCCGTTGTCTTTTATTGCATACCCTTCTTGCAATGCTTCTTGCTTTACTACGTCTTTTTGTTTTCTGCCCCATGCTTTACGCATTTTTGCGGCGTATTTATAATATATATCATCAGGTACAAAATTCATGTCTACATCATCATCGTCTTCTTCGTCATCAAATAAGGGATTAAAATTGTTTGATGACGCAGTAATTTGAGGTGTTAACTCAATTTCGTCTAATTGCATGTCTGGTAATCTACGTTTTCTGCCCATTGCAGTTTCTACAAATCCATAATCACGTGCTTTCTGCTGTGTATCCATAACGAATTGAGCAACCTTTGGGTAATGTTTAAAGAAGTCAGCAATAACACGCTCAGCTTCTTTTTTACTAACACCCATTTGCTCTGCTATACTTGCCGAACCACGTCCATACATTATTCCTAATACTACTGGTTTTACAGAATTTCTACGTTTTTTACCTTCTTCGTTTTTAGTACCATCGGGTCTAAATTCTAGACATTCATCATACGGTACTTTATATAGTGTACTAGCGATTAATGCGTACAAGTCTTTACCCGTACGGTACGCGTCCAATAATGATTCATCACCGCTCATATATGCTAGGCAACGAGGTTCTTGTTGAGAGTAGTCACTACCTACCATTACATACCCCTCAGGTACTATAAACATTTTTCTAATATCATGATTTTTACTTGGTATGTTTTGAAGGTTCGGGTCTGAACTACTAAAACGACCAGTTTTTGCTCCATATTGATTAAAACTTGCATGTAGTTTACCTGTACGTTTGCTTATTTGCTGTGGTATTGCGTCAATGTACGTAGATAATAACTTCGATACTTTTCTATACGCTATTATTGCTTTCGCAATTGGGTGATTCATTGCAAGTATTATTTCCTCACCAGTACCCCTAGGGGAATTTTTATCGTTACTGGTAAGACCTAACACATCATATAATAATATAGCAAGTTGTGTCGGACTGCCTATATTAATTGGATTGCTTAATTTTGAATACATTTTAGGTTTGTCTACGGCGAGTCGGTCTATTTTGTGCTGTACTTTGGATATTTCAAGGTGTACTACTTTCTCCGCACTGGTTAGTTCTTTAGTATACTTATCATGTAATTCTTTTGCATACTTCGTGTCTATACAGGTGCCTTCTCTCTCCATATCAAATACCGTTGTTATTTCAGGCAATTCAATATTATGCCACAATTTTGATACTCTCGTTAATCCCATGTCTATACACACTGGGTTGTTTTCAGTTAGAAAAGGCTCTTGGAACTCATATAATTCCCATGTCATGAGTGCGTCAAATGCTGCGTATAAATATGCTAAATCTAAAGGTATCATTCTAAAATCAATACCTTTTTCAAATAGCGTATTAAATTTAACTGCTTGAGCATCATCATCGTCTTCTTTACAATATTTATTCCATAGCACTTTTAAGCTATGTGGCTCATTCTCATTAAGTAAATTACCTGCTATATTTGTATCCCAAAATGGTGAAATCAATACATTCAGATACCAATAGCACACATGCATATCGAATTTAGCATTGTGTAGTAACCACTTTACGCAATTGTCTTCCGCCCTTTGTAACTCTCTTGTAATCACATCATAATCCAATTGAGTTTTTAGTCTAACTAAGGTCATCGGGCTGATATGACCACATGGTATATATGCAGGTTTCATGCCTTTGGTATATAAACATACACCTGCTATATGACCATCAATTGTATCCAGACTTGCTGTCTCAGTATCAATCGCACATTTGCCGTTCTGTATGGCTTTGTCTATATAGTCAATTAATTGCTGTTCGTCAGTTATAGATACGAATTTGTCACGTAAGTGACCTAGCTTACTTTCTATCAATTTACGTGCTAATGCTATTTTACCTGATATTGTGCTTGGTGTACCAGTAACAACACTAGTGGATTTCTTACGTTTTGCAATTTTGTCTAGTACACTTTTATCTGCGTCAATTCCAGTCTCTCTAGTTGGTACTTTAAACAAAGTACGTGACATATATTATCCCTCCTATTGTAAAATTATACCCCCAACCAATAAGTTGAGGGTAAGTAATTAAAATGCGTCTTTACCAGTATTACGTGTTCTATGTCCGCCACGCGTTGGTCTACTTGATTTTTCTTCAGATTTTTCTTCTGATTTTGGTTGTGAACGTCTATTTGATGATTCATTACCTCTAGACGGTCTTGATGAACTTGATGGTCTTCTTTGTGGTTGTATCTGTGGCTCATTATGTTGGTCTTCTAATGTGAATGAACCGTCTAAAATCATGTCCATTTCTTCTGCACCTAAGTCTAATATGAATGTACCAAGTAACTCTTGCTTTTCAGGGAAATCTTCAAGTACTGCACTATCTTTTTCCATTGGGAACATTTCATAACTAGTCTTTTTGTCACCCTTCTTACCTTTTCTTTCAATTTCAAAGGCTTGACTAACGAGACTTCCGTATCTATTAATGTATGAAGTTATTTTAGACACAAATGTTTTTCCTCTGTCCCATGTTTTCACTGCGTCGTCTGCTTCTACATATACCTGTAAGAATAACTTCTCTATCCTCTTGTATCCTGCCGCACATAATGGACAGTTATCAGGATGTAAGTTACCATCATTGTCTAATCCTAGACATGCTACATAACGTTTCTTACCGTCCACTTCAACTTCATGCACTAAGTAGTAGTCTATATCACTTCCATCTTCTTGGTCGTACAAAAATCTAACTACTGCTACATCACCGTCGTCTGCAAGTTGAAAGAAATCATTATTACCTCCAGAGCTATATTTACCAGTGTCTTGAATTGATATTTTTCCTGTCATAAGTTTGTATCCTCCTAAAATTTTATTAAGTTTTTCAACTTCATATTAATATATAGAAATCATTGCTAAAATGTAAACCTAATTTATAAAAAATTAACTACATCTACTCCACCCACAATGCGGACAAGTTACGCAACCTTCTACGTGAGCAATAGTGCAATTACACTCTGGGCATGTGTCGGTTGCATTGATTATAGATTTATCGTGTATTTCAGTAACCAATGGTGTTAATACCTTATCTGTTGAGCCTACCTCAGTACTCATTGCCATTAATGCATGTGCGATGGCATTCGGACAACTTGTACCTTTAGAAGTATCGCATTGAGTCTTACCTCGTACCACATATGACGGACACGGTGTAACACTTTGTAATTGGTCTATAATTTCGCTAATTGGTACACCTGCTCTAGCCGATTGACTAATCATTCTTGATAACCCAACCATGAATGAATTACATCCACCAGTAGAACCCTTAGACAAGAATATATCACAAAGTCTACTTGTATCATTATCAAAGTACGCATTAACCCACAATGTACCACACCCAGTTGTTAATTTACGTTTCTTGCCTATGCAATTATCATGAGACGGTAATACATCACCCCATTGCATACTATCACTATATATTGATGGCTTAGATGATTCAGTAGGTTTAGTATCAGTAGTTAATACACCATTACGCCTACATCCGTCTCTAAATATCGTAATTCCTTTACACCCCATAACCCACGCATACTTTAACGCATCTTCTACATCTTCTACAGTTGCGTCATGTGGCATATTAATTGTTGAGGATATACTAGCGTCTATATATCGTTGAAATGCTGATTGTACGTCAATACGTTTGTTTACTGCAATATCATGTGACCCCACGAAATACTCTGGTAATTTAATATCTTTAATGTGGCTACCCTCTATTCCATCGGTTGGCATATCTAAATACTCAGCAACTATTGGTGTTAATATGGT